CGCCAGAACCAATCTCAGGATGAAAGGGTTTCTCATAGAAATTTGTTAGTACAAGATTTCTTACAGACCTCTTGACCGCTGTAAAGTCAATAAGTTTAGAAATATCCTTTGATCCCACTTTAGGACCAAAGAATAAATCAATATCAGAATATACCTGAGCTGCTCGATTGCTTCCTTTGTGTGTACCATCACTATATGCGTCCTGAGCGGCCATGAGTATTCCTTTTTGTTATTATTTATACACTCTCTGCTGTATTTTGTTTCATGATATAAGGATTATTAAACTTCCAAATGTCCTTTGCATTGATACGAATGAATCGTTTGTTTGTCTCATTCGTATTTGGGTTAGGAATAGTCACCATGACATTCTTACCCTTCTTAAATGCATTAATCTGATTGATAGTCTTATCAACAAATTTATACTCTCTACGAAGTTCTTTAAGAATATCCTTACGAACATTAATGCGTTCGCCCTTAGATGTCTGTGATGTTCTTGATTTCTTTCCCATAATATAACTCCTTTACATATATAATGTATTTATGTCGCTTAATAATCAGGATCGTATTTTTCTAGAAATTCGTATCTAATTAGCACAGAAAACCCTTTGCGAATTCGGTTCTCATGTGTGTCGCTGCCGTGGCGCGCCGACGAGTTGTAGGCGCCGTTCAACAAAGGTTCATAACCACTCCTTGCAAACAGATGTTGTCTATCGTCAGGCTCACCGGCATAACCACCAGAGTCTATATTGCCGGGATGAGTTGATAATGTAATTGGCGAAAAAAATCTTAAATTATTACCCATTACAGAAATATTAGTTCTTGGTGAATGTATTTTGGAACCTTTATCTACATAAAGTGCGGCCACATGACGGCCTATTAGATTTGAATAAAAGAATTGTTTATTTGCTATGGTGCTTGGTTCTTCAAACCCTAAAGCTTTACGCTGAGACTCGCCAATTAATTCCCTAGTGAAGCTTTCGCCAGGATATATGAAGATTCTCGATATTCTGGATGGTTTATATTCAAGCGCGGCCACATAATAACCGTCTGACTGAACTTCAAGTTTTGGATGAAATTTTCCGTTACGCCGTGGAATATCATCAACCGCAAAAGTCTCGGTGTTGATAGATTTTTTATAAGCAAACCCGTCGCCTTTATCTTTCGGTACATAATTCTTCCTTTGACTAGCACTTGTTGGTGCAATTGCCGCTTTTGCGGGCACGGCGCCAGGTGCAACCGAAAAGTTTTTAATACTAGAACTAGGTACAAATTTAAATGCCGGTGTATCAGTTGTAGGAGGAGAAGATGTAGTTTTGAACTGTGTCATTTTGACGGCGATTGCATCAGTTTTCACTTTTATATCTTTATTTTGTTCTATGACAGATGCAATTTCTGTAACTGCTTTTGCGGCCGCTTGTTTTACTGCTGCTGGTTTCTCTAATGCCGCAGCAGTATCTCCGGCGGTCTTTTCAAGATTAGGAACAATAGAACAAATATTGCCGCCAGCTGATACTTCCTTAACCGCACTATTGACAAGGGTTTCCACATCCAAACCGGCGGCCTTTATATCATCTCCAAATTCTGTTTTAATTTTTGATAGTGCAGAAGCAAAGGATACGCTGCCGGGCGCTTGCGAAGTAAGACTCGCAATTTCTGCTTGCAAATTTAACTTTGGTAAAGTTGGTATCTCAATAGTCTGAAGTTTATCCTTCAATCCAGCAAGTTCATTTTTCGAAGATTCGAACGCAGCTGCAGCAGTAGACGCAACTGCATCAAGTTTTGATTTTATATCTGCCTTTGCTTCGTCAAGTTTACTCAAAACATCATTTAGTTCTGGACTAGCACCACACATATTTCCGTTTGCGAAATCTACCATTCTAATCTCCTACCGAAACTGTGCTGGAACCACTTGCAGCATGACCACACGTTGCAAGGTCACCAGCATTACATACCGCAATGCCACCAATAAAAACACTATCAGAACCAGCAATCATAGTTGGTGCATCATGGGGCGAGTCGCCATGTCCTGTGACAGAATCACCATGTACAATTACATTCTTACCATTTGCAAACACGGTTGATTGGGATTTAATCAATGCTCCCCCAGCGGCATCGTCTGCATCTCTACATATACCCGGCATCGTTGTCTCCTATGGGTTCATCTGGATCGCAGAACCCTTGATTGTTGCAATACCTGTAGATGTATGCGACCATGTTGTTCCTGTGGTACTTGTCCATGCAGTACCAACGATTTGACTCAGTGTTGTTTCTGGATTGATTGTCATTGCAGTTGCAGACTTCATGTTCAGTGTGCTACCAGATTTAATAGAGACAATTCCTGATATGGTTGACTGCGAGAGGTCAGTGGCCACGTTCAACATATAATCAGAATCAGTTGTTATAAAAATGCCGGCAGATTTTGGATTTGAATCCATCTCTTTGCCTGTTACAGCAAGAGTATATTGACCCCCAACGATTTCCCACTTGGATTTCTCAGAAGTAATGACCACATCACCACCGATACGGCCATTGACATCATCGTTGATATTGAACGCATGGTTCCCAACAATCTCTTCCTCGCGGTTACCGCCAACAGGTTTGCCTTCAGCATCCTGTAGAGCGCCAACCTTGACACGATGGTTCTTGTGAATCTTCTGAAAGAAGTTTCCTTCTATCTCCTGTATATAGTCACCCTTGATCAACTCGCGCACCGAACCCTCAACTGTGATGTTCTGCGAACCCTTGATGACAATGTTCTCAGTGCCAATCACAATCTCGTAGTTATCCCCAACGATCTTGGTAACCATACTACCGTCTGGATGTATCTCCTCAAATGTTCCAGCCGTGTGTTGACGAAACATCCGTTCTGCGCCCGGGCTGTCATCAACCTCTGTGACGTGGCCAGACTCAGACTCAAATACATGGTTATAAGGATAGACGCCAGAGATATACGGGTCTGCATCCTCAACAATGCCTTTGGGATTAGGTTCTTCCCAATAACCTCTCGTCTCTTGCTCTGCTTCATCAGAAACATTAGACAGATAGGGTTTAGTCGCAGTAGGGATACCTGTCTTATCGTTTGGATCATCTGGTTCTTCTTTAGGTACAGGATCACCACGCAGTCTTTCCTCTCTACGATCAATGAGTGACTTATGGTCTTCAGATGTTGATCCTAAAGCCAATCGGTTAGTATCAGGTTCACCAATATCATGTCCACTATGTTCTATCTCGCCGGGGTAGGGTCCATATTTCGGTTCACCCTTAAAATTATTTTGAGTTGCCTCCGATCCCCGTGGGTCATTAAATCCTATAGTTGGATCAGAAGCTGACTCAGGTATACCGGGCAAGGAACCCATGATGACAAGTTGTTGTTCTTCGGGATCACGAAAGAATCCGACAACCCACGAACCCTGTGTAAGAAACGAAGGTGTGTGACCCAATCCCTGCATAGAAGGATCAGTCACGGGATGCATCACATGCGCCCATGGCAAATCCGTAGTCTTAACCTGGCTCAAGTCCTCACTGTGTCGTCCAAGCACACGAACACGAACCCTGCCAATTTTGGCAGGATCATTCCTGTCTTCAACTACACCAACAAACCAACTGAAACCATCTTTTCCCATGAAATCTTGCATGAGACTATTTATAAGAAGTTAGTGAAGGTCTGGATCGCGGCCTATACCTTTATATTCCGGCAAGATGTGCTGATACTCTTCTACTTCATATTTTTTGTCTGGAAATGCCGCAGATAATTGTTGCAACATTTCCTGAGACTCTTCATTGGCCATGTTCTCGGCCACGGTGTCTTTCTGAACAACTCTATATCTTATCATGATGAGCTCCTTTTTGAGATCACCAAATGCGTTCTGTCTTCACCACAGTTAACAAAACTGTGTGGTAATGTGGTATCAACCTCATAAACAAAACCATCAGCGGGTATATGCATTATCTCATTCAACGTAGGAAATATAAAGTAAGCATTTGGATTGGTTATTAGAGCCAGATGATAACGAGGTGTCTTGTCTTTGTGTACGGAATAGGTGGTGTGCATTTTCTTGGTCATTATCCTTGACCGCACACCATCCAAATCCTGTATTATATCTTCAAAGATTGTGCCCTCGTACATCTCATTCAGAACATTATAGTCTGACTCTGTTTTGTCTGTTCCACGAAACGATCCTGCACCATCAGTATATCGCAGGCCGCTCCAGATTCTCGG